TTTTGTGCAATCTTGAGCTTCTAGGAAAGGTCTTTCAATGGCTGGTCCTTATGACCCGGCAGTTAAGGCCCAAGCGTTCCAAACCGCTGTGGTGCTCCAAGATAATGCCAACCCTGGCTCGTTCCTGGCGAATCCAACAATCAACGCGGGGGATGTCAAGGTTGACAAAGACGGGGGCGGTTTCGTTAACCTGGCGACCTTGCCAACCGTTGTTCCCGCAGCGGGAGTCCGGGTTAGTGTCTCTCTATCCGCTACAGAGATGACGGCGGACATTGTAACGATTGCTTTTATCTCGCAGACTTCGCCGAAGCCGTGGGCCGATTTGGTTCTCGTCATCCTCACAACCTCTGGCGATTTTACCACAACACAAAAGGCAAGCATTACCGCCGCCGTTCCCACCGCAGCAGTTATCGCCACAACTCTTTGGACGGATACCACGGCGGGCGATTTTACCGTTGCCAATAGTATTGGTAAAAGTCTCTATACTTCGGGTGTTGTTCCCGGTGCGGCCGGAGGTTTGTTCATCGCGGGAACGAATGCAGCTACTACAGTGAATATCACGGGGACCGTTAGCACTGTTACAACGTTGACGAACCTTCCAAGTATTCCGGCTAACTGGCTTACCGCAGCGGGAATCAATGCGGGAGCGCTCAACGGCAAGGGTGATTGGTTACTCGCTTCGTCTTATACGTCTCCTCCTTCTACGGGAGCAATTGCAACCGCCATTTGGCAAGATTTACTCGCTAGTGTGGATTTTGGTACAGCTGGGAGTATCGGAGCTTTGCTCAAGCTCGACATTGATGCGGCAATCTCTTCCCGCAGTACCTATGCCGGGGGAGCGGTAGCGAGTGTTACCGGCAATGTGGGCGGAAATGTACTTGGTTCTGTCAACAGTGTGGCAACTACGGTAAATGCAGCCCTTGTTGCTTCGGGTCTCGATGCGGTAGTGGTTGAAGTCGGATTGAATGCCCGTCAATCTCTCTCAGTCATTGCTAGCGCTGTAGCAGGAGTTCTAGCCGGAGCCCAAACAACCACCATTACCACGGCTGGAGCCGGAGTTGCTACCAATCGTCTCACAGTCACGGTAGATACAAACGACAACCGCACGGCTGTTGCTTTCAATCTCCCCTAAGCAAACCACGGAACCGAGAGTATGTTCCCGAATCGGCTCTTCGCTCCGCGAATGTTTGCCCCTCGTCTCTTCGCACGCGGTATCGGAGTCATTCCGCCCCCGCCCGTTGTAATCGCTCCTGTCATTCTTTCTCAGGGAATGACTACGGTAGACGGGAAACGAGGGGGTTACATTGTTCCACCGGGTTATGTCAAACCGGGACAGAATCTCCCTCCTGAATTCCTTTTCCCTCGTGGAAATCTCCAAACTCCACAAGATGTGTTAGAATGGCAGACGGAACAAGTTCGTTTGCAGCAAGAAGAAGACGAAGAAGAGTTCCTCGCAACCCTCTAGGTGTAGCATGGCCAAGACGAAGTGGGAAGATATACTCAAAGCTGCCGGCTGGACCAAAGAGCCAGATGGGAACTGGCGTAACCGAAAGAAGTTTACTTATGTCAATGCGGAAGATAACAACCGTCATTGTGTTGTGGACGATGTTATCCGTTCTGAGGAAGAAGCTCGCAAGCTCGAATCATTCCGCCCGAAGGAGCCAACGACCGATGCAGGACAAACCAGCGGAAACAACGGTTGAGCTTTTTGGTGGTCCGCATGACGGCTACCACCTACCTATCACTTGTACGGTTGAACCGGACGGGTTTGTAGTCCCCTCTGTATCAGGGATGGTCTACTGTATCCCCGGTAGCGGGGAAGGTTGGCATAGAGCCCATGTAAATAACTATTACAAGCGCTTCGAGCAAGGAAAGTATCGCTTTGAATCGGCTCGGTTGGACATCCCGGTAGGAGCCAAGACGACGGCGAAACCACTCAAAGCGGACTGGAACTTTTAGGAGAATCCCTCATGACCCGTGAATCTCTCCGCAAGTACCTTTTGGACCACATTAATTCGATTCTGACGGGCTTTCTCTCGGCTCGGCTCCTCTCTCAGCAAGACAAGGATATATTGCACGCTCAATATGCGGTGATTCAAGAGGACGATGGTACAATCTTGGATAAGATTCTCGTTCATCTTCCTCCCCAACGTGAAGGTTAGCCATGCCACGTAAGAAGCGGCCCGCATATGAAGTTCTCGGCGTCGAAGCAACCACTCCTCCCGAGAGGGTAAAGAAGCAGTATCGAGCCCTTGCCCGTCTCCACCATCCCGACCGCAACGCCGGCAATCTCGAAGCGGAGGAGAAGTTCAAGGAAGTACAAGAGGCGTATGACGAAATAACGGGCAAGGCGAATGCGAATGGAGACCCCGAGCAAGGGGCGGTACTGCAAATTCTCTCGGATGCAATCTACGCGATTACCGTCCAGGTGGACGAACAGGGTAGCTCCGTAGAACAGTGTGACATTGTGGACCTGATGAAGAAAGGAATTCTCCATGCGAAAGCCGAACACAACAAAATCATTACCCGGACGACGAAGCTCCTCAAACAGTTGCACAAACACAAAGGACGCTTCCTCCCCAAGAGCGGGGCAGAGGACATTTTGAGTATTCTTACCGAGTCGAGGATTGCCATTGCCGAGCAACAGATTCGCGTTTCCCAAGTTATAATTAACCGGATTGAGAAGGCTCTCGCTATCCTGGCTCTTTATGACTACCGCGTTGAGAAAGTTTCACAATTGGTATCCGCGTATCGTCTCGCTTCTTCTGCTTCTGTCACTAACCGTTGGTAATCGCCCATGATTCTTAAAAGCCGTCTCCCGGTATTGAAGAAGAAGGAAGACCATCCGTTGACGTTGGCTATCGACTTCGACGGAACAATTGCTCAATACCATCATGAGTACGTTCTCGAAGAGACTGAGCCCCGCGAGGGAGCGAGGGAAGCTCTGGAACGCCTTTGGGACCGGGGCTATCGTCTCGTCATTTGGACCGCACGGGATGACTTGGCCGATGTGGCGGATTGGTTGGATGAGTACCGTATCCCTTACGATGAAATCAACCACAACGACTATCAACCGACCGATTCTCGCAAGATTACGGCAGACCTGTACATTGATGACCGGGGCTTGGATGCTAACGTCTCGTGGGAAGAGATTGAGCAGCAGATTGAAGAGCGCATCGGTAAAGGACGAGAGACAAAAGCTCCGCGAGTGAAGCATATCATCCTCACGGGGCCTTCAGGAGTAGGTAAGACTTTCACGAGCAAGCTCCTGTCGAAAGTAACTGGTCGTCCGGTATGGAAGGTAGATAAAGACGAGCTATGGATGGGTTCGGAGGATATTATCGACCATCCCGAGCGCTACGAGCCGGGGACAAAAGCCTATCATCGTTATCGCAAGCTCTTGAAGAAGCTCGTTCGTCGGGCTCTCAAGCGAAAGACCCCTTCTATCCTTGAAGGATGCCAATTCCTCGTGGCTCCGGGTACGCTGCGGGGCCATACAATCATCGTTCTCGACGCAGATGAGTCTACTGTCGTCCGCCAACGTCTCCAACGCGATGCCGAAGAGGGCAAGCTCCAGAAAGACGGTTACAACGCGAGACGTGAGAAGGCGGAGACGCTCTACCGCGAGCTTCGCCCTTCTGTCGATTTCATGAAGTCTCTTCCCGACGTGGAGACTGTTACCCCCTCTCGCGTAGTCGAGTGGGTGAACTCGTTCCAACGTCGACAAAAGACCTACCGCAAAGACGCCCCTAAAACAGGCGGCTGGATTACGTTAGACCCATCCGGTACTCATGTGTTCCTAGAGAATGGTGTCATCACTGCTGGCCCGGAGAGCATGACGAACAAGCCGTTGAGTAAGCTCCCCAAGACAGAAGACAAACCGAAGGAGCCCGAGAGTCCTAAAGAGCCAACAAGTCATGAAGAGGAAAGCCAGCAATACGGCCAATTCGTAGAAGAGGCTTACGACAAGCTCAAAAACATGGGACTAGAAGGAGACGCCGAAAACTTCAAGATGGGGATGCTACCGAAGAATCCTAAAGCTATGGCAGCTATTCAAGAGCTTGCCAAAACGAAATCAGAGTTCGTACAAGCGATGATGGGAGTCTCGAACAAGACGGAGACAGCTACTCAACCCGAGCCGAAGCAGAAACCGCCCAACCCTACAACCCCGGAAGCAAAGAAGGCAGAGCAACAAAAGTTCCTTGCTGCGGGCGTTTCTGCGCTCGAAGCGGCCGGACTAACGAACGATGCCAAGCGAGTCAAAGAGTCTCTCCTTCCTAACACGAAGGAAGGTCGGCAGATTCTCAAAGACATACTAGCAGGAACCGACTTCTCACAACAGCTACAAGACGCCGTGAGTAAAGTTCTCGATAAACAACCTTACTTATCCGACGAAGATGCAGACATGGATAAGGAGGAAGAAGAGGAGCCCGAGCAAGAGGAAAGTACGGACGAAGAGATGGGTAATGAGCCAAAAGTTATCAACTATGAACCTGGCATGTCTCCACCCGTTCAATCTAGCGGAGAGACGATTAACACTCAAGGGGTTCAGGTTCCCAAGCATGTAGAAAGACAATCGAAAAAGTATCTAAGTACACTTAACTCTTACCAGATGAAAGCGATTAGAGACTATACAGGTTCCTCTTATGCAGACCTAAACAAGAAGATGCGGAGTTGCCCTCCTAACTTCGAGTGTGTCGAGGATACCTACCATAAAAACCTGATGACCCAGTTAGAAAGTGCCCTTGAAAAAGCTCCCGATTTCGAGGAACCCGTGGATGTTTACCGGGGGATGAAGCTCTCCCATGAATCAGCCGAAAGGGTTTTGGAGAGCGTGCGCAAGGCAATGGATTCCGGCAAAGAGTACACCATGCCGAGCATTACCTCAACCACTGTTAAGCCCGGAGTTGCCATCGGTACTTTTGCTCAAGCGGGAAGTTACCAAAAGCCGATTGTTTTCAAAATCAAAGCCAAGAGCGGGGTGTACGTCGAAAGTGTTACTTCTATTTCAGGTGAGAACGAAGTCATTCAATCGAGCAAGACCCGCTACCGCCCGGTTAAAATAGAAGATACGAACTACGAACATCCTTCGTTTCCGACGAAGGCTATCACAACCATTTATTTAGAGGAAGTCGAATGGAAGGGAAAGACGACCGCGAAGAAGAGAAGCCAAACGATAAGTTCTCCGGTGGTGACGACGAAGCGCAAGCAATCAGCGATTGGCTCGACAAACAGACGGAAGAGTCAGAAGAAGAATGACTTTGCCGGTATCGTCCCCCATACAGGCGGACAACCGGGACCAGCGAACGGGATTCTCCTCCCTCTCTCCCAGAGAATGGATGACGATAGCGGGGAGGGGTTGGGAGGACGCCTTTTAGACGTGGGCGATGTGCGGAGCAATTACGATAATGAATGGGGCGGTAATTATCGTGGGTTGAAATCGGTTCTCGGAACCGTTGGCAATCAGGGAGTTCCTTCGGAGAGTCTCGATAAGCCAACGCAACGTTACCTTATCAACCCATTCCGTCCCTTGTCGATGAATGATAGTGTACCGGGGCTCGAAGGATTGACTATCGAGCGCTCGGAGGCGAAATGTCCTTGTGGTCTCAAATCCAAGTTAGGGAAGGTGCTGTGATGCGGAAGAACAGAACTCGGCTCGGTCTCGAAGCTCTCGAAACGCGGTTAACGCCAAACACAACGCTCTATTGGGTTGGTGGAGACACGGGCTCGGAGCATCTTTGGTCAGATAAAAATAATTGGGCAACAACTTCTGGGGGAGCGACCCATCCCGGAGCTTCGCCCAACTCGTCTACTATCGACGTTGTTTTTGATAACAATTCTTCTACCTACTGTGTAACTCCGGGTACTGCGGTTTCTGTTGGAAACATCAATACGAGTAACTATGGGCAAGACCTAGACATTGACAATGAGTTAGATGTCCATGCTTCTACGGGTGGTTCCGCGTGGAGTTCCGGCAATATCCTTTTCGATGGCTCTAGCTCAAACTTTGTTCTAGAATCGGGTTCTCTCGTCTGGAGTGAAGGAAACATCGGTTTCTACACAGGACTAACCGGCTATGCGACTGGGAACGTCTACATTACGGGTGGCTCAACCTTTGCGGCAATTCTGAATAATTCAGACCAATTCCTCGCCGCTAATGTTAATGTGGGTTCAAGTCCCAACACAGAAACGAACTATGCGGGAACTTTCACGGAGAACTACGGCGGATTTACAACAAGCGAGAGTTTGGAAATTGCAGCAATGACAGGTCAGAACGCTCCCGTCTACACCGTTGCGAGCGGTGGAACATGGTCCTTCAATACAACAAGCAACGATGGTCTCATCGGTGGTATTCTCGGTAACTCTATCGGAGCTTACTTTGATAATCAGGGAACAGTGACAGTAGGAGGAACCGCTTCCGGGGATTTAGTCCACAGTACGATGGCTTTTCTGAATGAGAAGTCATTGGAAATCAATGCCGGAATACAATTCAACATCACAAGTACCTCGACTTTTGGTTTAGGAGCCTCTTCCTATGCCTATTACCAGTATGGTTCAGGGGGACAGTATCTTTATCTGGACGGGAATAGTAAGCTCAAGGCATCGGGGAATGTAACTTTCTTCGGTGGGACGTGCCAATACGATAATATCAGCCAGACGGCAGATTCCACCGATACAATTGAAGTAACTACCTCTAGCTATGAAGTCGAATTTGCCGGTACAGCCTCTTTGACAAATCACTTTACAGTTAATCACAACGTTACTCTGAACATTACAGGCGGAGACCTGGCATTCACCAGTAATAGCCTAATCTTCCTGAATCAGAAAACAGTGAGCGGTACTAGCTACTGGGGGACAGTGACTTGTGACCATAACATCTCGCTTAACGGCTCTTTCGACCTGACAACGAGTGGCGGGAAACCAACCGGAAGTAGTGAGCTTCTCTTTACAGTGACTAACGGGAGCTATAGTCTCTCCGGTCAATTCTATGGTGGTGATACCTACTCGGGAGATTACAGCACTTTTACGGTTGTTTACGACGCAGGCGATATGAAAATTACCTACTAAGGAGCCAACCATGTCCGACATTCACACCTTCTTCAAGCCGGTCGAAGAGCGCTACAAGACTGTAACGATTGCCTACCATCTGATGTGGGAGTTCATTTTTAACAATCGGGTTAAAGATGGGAAAATCTACTCCTTGAAAATCGACGGTTTGCCGGAAGGGACCAAGATTCAAGCTATGGCTATTGACCCGATGCGGATGGCGGTTCATATCCGTCTCTACCATCCCTCTTGGCCGATTGTCGAACCAACCGCAGAGATACCAAACCTTGGTTTACAGATGACGCAAACGGTCTTCGAGGTAATCGAGCACAACGGCTACCACGGTAAGTGTCGGAAGGAGCCCGAAGTTCCCTACTTTGGAGATAAGGTAGCACACTGGCAAGGTTCTACGGCCCATTGGGAACCTGAAGCGGCACATCAGGAAGTACAACCCAAGAGGCAAGGATACGAGTTCCTCTAATGGCAACCATCCACAAGAAGTGTTCGACCTGTGGGCGGATTGGTAGCAGCTTTGCCCTCTTTACCGGGGGCAAGCTGCTGTGGTATTGTACCAAGTGCTATCATCAGCAACTTGCCCAACGGACCCGCGAGCGCTCTCCTGTTGTTGTGAAAGGTGTGAATGAATCCCTCTGACCTGAATAAAGTCCTTCAGTGGGTTTTTCAGGCACAAACACGGGATGTTCTTAGTCGCATCAACTTTGATGAGGCGATGGCGGGGAACCTCCCACCGCTTGACAAGTGGATTAAGATTCTCGCCGATATGTCGAGTGGTCCTCTGCTTGCCCTCTGGCAACGGGGGATTATCCATCAGGTAACGCGGCTGTGGCAAAAGAAGAGGCGGAGGGGTCCAAATCCCTCTCGCCTCTTTCGTATGTCTGGCTTTCTCTTCAATCCACGGGTACTCGATGCAGTTAATACGTTGACGATGCAGTTTTGTAAGGAGACCAACGCTACCGCAACGGATGACCTTGAAAAGTCGATGAAGAAAATTCGACAACTCTTCCACGAGGGATTACCTCGCGGTGACTGCCTTCAGCTGATGACCCGCCAGGTTCAAACCATCTTCGCGGACCCCTTCCGAGCGCACCGCATAGCCACAACAGAGACGAGCCGCTTTATGCACGGGGGGCAACTCTACTCGATGAAAGAACAAGCAGACATCGTGAAGAAAAAAGAGTGGCTTGCTTCTTCTGACGCCTGCGACCGCTGCTTGGCGATGAACGGCCAACAACGGGACTTAGACGAGCCCTTTAAGATAAAAGGTACAGGCCCTTACGCGGTGATCCAGTATCCTCCTCTTCATCCTCACTGTTTTTGTGATATGACGGAGGTTTTATAGTGCCTAAAGGTTTAGTCGATGAAGTAGAAGTTGAATGTAAACACGATGGGGGTATAGATGTTTCCCCTCATGCTTACTTAGAAATCCAACCATATAAACCGGGACTCATTTATAAATGTTGCAAATGTTCTTATCTTTGGTGGGGACCATACCAAGGAACTGAGCCTATACTCCCTCTTGGGCACAAATCGAGTAAGTAAATGCCTAAAGGCTTCTTCAAACCTCCGAAGAAAGAAACTTCCGCAAAGCAAAGTGCTAATGGGAAGAAGTCCGCTACCAACTACTGGAAGCGGCGGGATTCGATTGAGCGCATGCGTGCCAATATCCTTCGTCTCCAAGAGTGCCTCACGAAACTTGCTCTCCTTCAGGCGGAGATGCTCGCCGAAATTGCTGAGAATGAAAGGCAGATAGCCATATGCTTAGACGGGGACCATCAACACCGATTAGCGACCCCGAAGAAATCCTCTACGGCCTGTGCGGCACCTGTAAACGGGTTCTCGAAGTGAAGCGCTACATGGCAACCTCCCCTGCTGCCGATAGACCCGTAGGAAAAGAACCGGGAACCTGGAACGATCTTCTCTATACCGAATGTCCCGTCTGTGGAGCGAGACTTTACTTGACCACCAAGCCGATTGCAACCTAGGCTAGGCACAACAGAGGGCTTGTTCCATGCAAGTAAATATCTGTTGCTTTCGCCATCGTAGACGGCTCCGTCTGGTTCCGTGTTTAGGACTTTTCACGGAGCAAAAAGAGAAAGTTTCTCCGACTCCTCAATACTTCGGGAAAAAGGATGGGCGACTCATGGCAGCTTTTCAGATGACCGACAGTCAGCAAACCACACTGACCATTGCGGCAACGGATAAGAAGGGGAATAAGGCAACGCTCCCCACGGGTTCCGTTGTATGGGCAGTAGACCAAGTTTCCCTCATTGCGTTGACCCCCGCCGCAGACGGGATGAGCGCTGTAGCCGCAGCAGTGGGACCGCTCGGAACTGCGACGGTTTCCGTCAAGGTAGTGGACGGAAACCAAAATACCCTCGCTTCAGGCACGCTCGACATTACGATTGTAGGCGGTGGAGCAACAACCATCGTTGTTACGCCAGGCACGGCAACCGAGCAACCCTAAGCTATTCCTCTCAGGAGAATGCCCGTGAGCCTCCATCCGGCAGTTGAAGCGATTGCCAAACGGCAACAAGCCGTCTTCAAAAGTTTGAAGTCGGGGAGCTTACCCGCTGCGATGGGGGCAACGCTCCGCGAAAATTACGCCTACCAGTACAAAGACAATACACTCGGTATGGGCCGCAGTGGTGCGGCGGAGACCGGGGAAGCGGATGATAGCGAGAAGTCTATCCCTTTCACAATCTCGCTCTACTCGGAAGACCGCGACGGGGATATTGTCTATCCGCCTGGTTGTGTATTAACAAACTATTCCCGCAATCCGGTTGTTTTCTTCGGACATCAACAGTGGGAAATTCCCATCGGCGTTAGTCGTTCACAGGCAGGGGAAGTAACGATTTGGCCGATGGAAGACCGCATCTTGGCCAAGTGGTACGCCGATACTGAAGACGAAGATGCGATGTTTGTCTATGGCAAGGTCAAACGGGGTATCCTTAGCGCTGCCTCCATCGCTTTTGTACCCATCGAAGCTTACCGCCGCGATGAAGTAGAGAAGGCTCGACCCCATAACGACCGTCCCCACGGAATGCCGATGGGATGGTTCTTCAAGTCGTATGACCTAACCGAGTGGAGTATCGTTGGCATCCCGAGTAATGCAGGAGCTATCCGCGATGCTCTCGACTCTGAAAAATCCTTCATCTCGCCACGTCTGCAAAAGGGTCTTTCGGCCTATGCTGCTAACGCAAAAGGTTGTTGGGGCGGCTGGTGTCCTTTGCCGGAAAAGTCAGCTAGTAGCTTGGTTTCTCTCTATGAATCCTCTGCCGGTATGTCGGATTCTGCTCTTACCTCTGCTCTGGCAACAGTACGCTCCGCCTCCAAGGAGGACTTGAAAGCGGCGCTATCCCAGATGGGTTATCGTCCGCCGTCTTCTTCTCAATCAGGTATGGCCAGCTTTCTTGCTGAGAAGATAACGAACCGTCGCGGGGCTAATATGCGAGCTACGATGGTTAACCGTCCGAAGGGGGCGAAAATGTGCGATTGCAACGGCAAGAAAAAAAACACACAAGCGGATATGGAGCCGGGCGGTAAGCGTCCCTCGATTAATCCGCCCCCTGGCGTCCGGCCGAAAGGTAAGTGGCAAGTTGGCGACAAAGTAACTTACAACGGTCAACCCGCTGCTATCCAAGAAGTTAAAAGTGACGGAACAGTAGTTCTGTTCTTTATCAATACCGGACGTACACAGCAGGTAGCTCCCGTGGGTATCTCCAGTCGAAAAGGTATGAACTCCGACTCCGGGCAGGCAGGCGGTTATCTGGTCGATAGTGGGGCCGTAGAAGCGAATGGGAAGGGTGGGGGACGACTTTCGGACACTGAAGCGGACGGCTACCAAGCTTGCCAATCGTGCAATTCTACGGGCAATTGTGACGCTTGCGGAGGCGGGGGCGAAATCGACGGCGAAGACTGTTCAACCTGCCACGGTTCCGGTTCCTGTCCAAACTGCGACGGCGTAGGACTCATCCAAAAATCCATCAAATCGAAGGGGAAACCTCCGATGGCCGAAGAAAACGAAGAGAAGCCGGACGGGGCAACCGAAGAAGAGGATACGCCGGAAGAAACGGCGGAGACTCCCGAAGAGCCGGCTACTCCCGACCTACCCGAAGATGACAACCCGCCCATTGAAGCGAAGGACGGGGTAGATGAGCCCTTCGAGCCGGACCCGGCAAACCCGGCCGTGGATAAGGCATCGGCGAGCGAGCCTTTCAACCCGAAACCTTCGGCCAAGTTCGCCGCAGCGCTCTATGGTCATTACAAAGCAGCGATGGATTATATCGAAAACGGCTTGCGGGACATGGATAACCCTGGCATGCGGCAGCATATGGAGGGGCATAAGGAGTTCCTCTCGAAAGCAATGGAGCATGTCGCGGCTGGTCTCGCGGAGCATCATCCCGACCACGATATGGATAGCCTGATGAAGGCTCTCGAAGTGGACAATACCACGGGGAACGATCCGAACCTTCAAGGCGAATCGGGGATGGTGACAGCGGGGGATGTCCCTCCGATGAATGAAGGTGGGGCCATTCCTCCCCAGATGGGAACGCAACAAGCTCCCGATGCCATGCCGAACGACGTTCCCGAAGACCCCTTCGCGGGACAACAGACACCAGACGAGGAAGCGCAAGGGATGTTCCCCACACCGGGGATTCAAGAACAAGGTTTCGCTGAAGAACCACAGGACCAACCGGGACAAGAACCCTACGATAAGGGGCCAGATATGGGCGATAGCGGCATACCCGAAAGTGACGCGGACACCGAAGAGATTCTAGAGCGCTACCGCCATCCCAAAAACGGGAAATGGATGACGCGAAAGCATCTCATCAAGAAATACTTCGTCAAGTTCCTCAAGCTCCGTATCGCCAAAGATGGTAAGAAGTATCTCATCAAAGACCTTACCGATATGGGCAATCCGGCAGAGCTAAAGCCGGGGAACAAGAAGCCGAAGGAAGGGGACGGGGCTTATATCGAGGGTTCCGGTCACAGTCAGGAGCTTGATGAAGGCAAGAAGCCGGCTCCCTACAACAAGTCTCTTGTCGATGACGTGGGAGCGGCCGGGGAATTCCTCGCGGATTTGTCTACCGATACCGTAATTCCCAAGACATACCGCAACGTTGCCAAACAACACTCAACCCGGCTTGGCTCCGTTCAAAAACAACTGACCAATGCCGGCAAGGTACAACGCAACGGGGGCGGTGGTCGGGCTCTTTCCCAATCCGGTAAGGTGCAATCAAACTCCGGGGAAGGGGAAACACTGTCGGAGGCAGGAAAACCCCAACGTGATAGCCGCAGTCGGCAACAGGTTGTTGGGAGTGGAACTCCTCAAGGGGTTAACGATAAGCGCCCACCGTACAACAGCAGCAAAGCTCCCCAAGTTAAGCCGGTAGCGAAAGAAGTCATCGAGGAATTTGCCTCCTTCAAGCGGATGTTCGCTCAGTTGACCGGGAAGAACTAAGGGGCCTACGATGGAAACGGTACGACCAATCATCTATGAAGAGTCCGAACAGGACCGGATTGTAACTTCGATGATTCGTAAGCACCTTGCCGAAGCAAAAAAAGCTCGATCAACGGGTAAGTTGATATTCGAGCTTGAGGTAAACGACGGCTGTGTAACTCACAAATGGGTTACAACCACTCGTTTTAAGGAAAAGAGTTAGCTAACCGTATCGACCCGTCGTTACGGGAGTTCGGCCCGACCCGCCAGGGATTCGCAGGCATGAACCCGTAGGCATCTCCTTGTTGGAGAGTCTGCGGGTTTTTTCATGTACCCTAGTGGGAGTCTGCAAATGCCAGCGGAATTGTCTCAGGCTCAGATGATTGAAGAAATCCGCCAGATGAAAAAGGCTCTGACGGACCTTGCTTCCAAACCGGCCAAGAGTGGTCCTTCGCCCGGTGTCGTCTTCGGTGGGGAGAATGTCTCTCCCTACTCACAGCATAACGCTCGGGAATGGCCCGTCGAGCAGTTGAAGAAGCTTGGTGCTTCTTACTCCTCCCAGACGGCAGAACATCTCCTCCGCACCAAGAGTGGGCGTTCCCCTCGCCTCTCCGGCATGGGGCCAGCGCTCGTCAAGCTTGCTGCTCTGTCCGGCAACGTTGATGCAAAGTCGATGGCTCGGTCAATGGGTATGGCTGAGAGCTACGATGATGAAAAGCTCGAAGCCGAATTCGGTTTCTCCACCATTGCTAAGGCAGCAACGCACGGTGTTCCCTCTTATGACCGTGTGAGTCGTAAAGTGCTCCTTAACGAGCGCAGGAAGACGGCTCTTGCCGAAGGGAGCGGCCAGACGGGCGGTTATATCATTCCGCCGCAGTTCATGAATGAGTTGCTGACCATCGCAGCCGAAGATGGTTTTATCGAGCAACGGGCGAAGGTTATTCCAATGAATAGCCGTACCGCTCAGTGGCCGATGCTCGACATTACCACGGCTCAGACGGCTGGAACTTCTCCCTACTTCGGCGGTATTCTCGCCCAGTGGCAGCCGGAAGCGGCAACCATCAATGAGACGGAACCGGCCTTCCGTCAGAGTGAATGGGTCGCGTGGGACTTGGTTCTCTACACGGTGTCGAGCAATCAGCTGCTGGCTGATAACGGCATCGGTCTGGACGCTCTGTTAACCCAACTCTTCGGCCAAGCGATCACTTGGTACAAGGAATTCGCTTTCTTGCAGGGTAAGGGCGCAGGCTCGACAATGCCGCTGGGCATTCTCAACGCCCCCGCTACCTATGTCCAGACGGCCCAAACAACCCTCTCCGGCGGTTTCACTCTGGCTGATGCTTCGGCCATGATGTCTCACTTGCAAGTGCGCTCGTGGGATGATGCCTGCTGGATTATGCACCAGAGCGTATTACCTTACCTCGTGCAGATGGTTGACCATACGACTGCTGCCGGTGTGGCCGATACGGGCTCCCGTCTCGTGTGGATGACACCTTACGGGGACCAGCAGAAGGGGCCAGCGGCAATGAAGATGCCGAATGCCTTCTTTAATGGTCTGCCAGTGTTCTTTACCGAAAAGCTACCCTCTATCGGTGCGAGCGTCAAAGGCTCGGTCTGTCTCGTGGATTGGAGCCGCTACGTCATCGGGACTCGGCTCGATATGCAAATTGACGTAAGCCCTCACTACCTCTTCCGCAATAACCAACTCGCTTGGCGCGTCATTGCCCGTTGCGATGGCAAGCCGTGGCTGAACAACGTCATTACTGATCAGACCGGATGGCAGATTTCTCCCTTTGTGACCTTCACGGCCCATTCGTAACCGGAAGCTTGGGGGAGCCTCGCCCACTCCCCCTCTTCCTCCCAGAAGGAGAGTTCCCATGTCGAAGAAGAAAGATGATGCGGAGTATGGCTTGAAGGAAACGCCTCCGGTTGACCATCCCTTCGAGCCTTTCGCGGGGGAACACGGCAAACCCGAAGACTTGTCCCCGGTTGAACATCCTCCGATGTTTGACCCCAAGATTGAGGAGCCAAAACCGGAAGTACCGGAGGAACCTTGCTGCTCCAATGAAGAAGAGGTTTGCGACTACCTCGATCAAGTCTGTCTCAGAGAAGCAACAGACGACCAGTTACGCAAGGTGCTCTCGAAGCGACTCTCGGAGCGTCTGGATGATATGCCAGAGCAGTTGCTTGTTGCTGAGCTTGAGAAGCGAGGGGTTACTCTCCCGCATCTGACCTTGCCCGAGTGCGAACGACCGTTCTAAGGGGTTTGCGATGGCTCAGTTTACCATGCCGAAGGATCGAACGACTAAACTTCCGACGAAGAGCCAGCCGGGTTTCATCGACCTGGCGCGGCTCTATTTGGAGGGGGAAGGGTACACCATCACGAAGAAGACGAGCGGTGAATCCTTCACGGACTACCTCCAAACGGTCCTACGAACGGGCTCCACGAAGGAGAGCGAGCGCTATGAAGCCCGAGCCAAGCTCGCCAAGGTCTACGGGTCCGAATACAACTCGTGCAAAACCAGTGGAGTTGTCAAAGCGGCAATGGGGGAAAATACGGGGACAGCGGGAGGCTATCTCGTCCCCCAAGACTACAGTACCCGTATTCTTGAAGTGATTTCAGAGGATTCGTTCCTCTATCCGCGTGCGAATCGTATCCCCATGATGTCGGGGGAAATCCAGGTTCCCCGTATCGACGTGGAAACGGTTCCCTCTGCCGCTGGAACCTCTCCCTTTTTCGGAGGTATCACTTTCACTTGGGGCTCGGAACAAACGCCAGCAGAGACCGAACCCAAGTTTCGCTCCATGTCACTCCGAGCATGGGATTTACTCGGTTATGCGGTTATCTCCAATCAGTTCCTCATGGATACGGGACCAGCGGGAGAGGATGCCCTCGTTAAACTCTTTGGTAAAGCCGCTGCTTGGTATACCGAGTACGCTTTCCTGCAAGGGACAGGAACTGCCCAACTCATGCCGCTAGGGATTATCAACTCCCCCGCTGCGGTTACAGTGTCTCGACAAGTTGGCAATCAAATCTCCGTTACAGACATTGCCGCAATGGGGGCGGCACTTTTGCCCTACTCATGGAAGGGAGCGATTTGGGCCTGTTCGCCGACTTGCCTTGCACAAATCGTCAAGATTCCGTCGTACTTTATCAACATGGATGCCCATGAAAAGGCAAACGCCGGAACCTTGATGACGCGGCCCCTCTTCGTGTCCGAGAAGCTTGCGGCTCTTGGAGCCCAAGGGGATTTGCTCCTCTTCGACCCGTGGCTTTATACCATCGGCGAGCGCATGCAAATCCTGATTGATGTTTCACCCCATGTAAACTTCCGCAACTTCCAAACCGTCTTCCGTATCTGGGTTCGCATCGACGGGAAGCCGCAGGTTTCCAAGTCGATTACGCTCCAAGATACGACCACTGTTGTTAGTCCCTATGTGATTCTCAAGTAACCCCGTAGGAGTCTCGAATGTTTACTAGAAAGGAGTCTGAAGTTTGGTTAGAAGTTCCTGGCTATGAAGGACGTTACTTAATCTCCGATAAAGGAAGATTTAGAATCACTGCTCCGTTTTGTAGAAGCAACGGTAAACCACAAAAAATCGGAACTAAGTTCGGAGATAAAAGGCTATCTCTTATACGAGAGAATGATACAAGGAGAGTTCATATCTCCGTTTTGGTTCTGGAAATTTCCGTCGGACCTAAACCAGAAGGGTTGAGTTGCCTTCATTGGAACGACGATAGGAGTGATAACTCACTAGCCAACCTTCGGTGGGGTAATCACTCAGAAAACGGTAAGGATAGGTTCAGAAATGGTGGGATTCCAACCAGAGGGGAAAAGCAGCGAAGCGCCAAGTTAACTAATGAGAAGGTGCTCGAAGCTAGAAAGCTCTATGCAGAAGGTTGGTCCCTCAAAAGTTTAACGCAGCGGTATGGTATTACCCACGGCCCGCTGAGTTTAGCTATTCGTGGGTTAACTTGGTCACACATTTGAAAGGCTCGGTGTACCATCTTTACTGAACAACTAACTCAAGCTCTCGCCGTGATGGGTCAGATTCCCTCGTCGAATCATGCGGCCAATACCGATACGTCTATTGCCGGTATTGACATGAGCATTCTCCGCCGTCTCATCACTTACCTCGACGTGGGGGTTGTAGGAGCCTCCGCCAATATCCAGCTGTTCTACAAGGCGAGTCCGAACGCCAACATGACGGGCTCGACCAACCTTGGCACAACTACGATGTTGACTTGTAACACGAATAATCGTGTTGAGTCGCTCGAAATTCGTGCGGACCAGCTGCCGGCCGGTACTCGTTATGTACAGCCAGTCATGATTGTAAACACAGCGGCAACGAATGTCGGTCTTATTGTTCTAGGCGGTGAGTCGAGCTACAAGCCTGCTAATCAGTACAACGTTGCCAACGTCCTTGACCAAGGGATTGTGATGTAACCGTCTTTATGGTAACGTCAGATGGGACTAATACCATCCGGGGGGTGAAATGCCCCCCACTTTTTCGCCCTAGGAGCATAGGTGCATGACGGCTAAAACCGATGGGGTTCTATATGCCTGCCATCCCTGTTATGGTGGGGGACACAGAGGCTCCCATCGTCAATTCTGGTCCAAGTCCATCAAACCTGATAGCCCCTACGCAGGGATGCAATCGCAGTTTGACGATTACGGGTCTTCCCTACTCGCCGACGCCTTCAACACCCACTGGAAAACCGCTCTCAATCTCCAGCTGTCGGGTGTCCCCATCACTCGCTTCCTCATGTTGCATGATGATGTCGTTCCCGAAGACGACTATGCAACGAAGCTTTTAACAACCCTCGACCGCACCGGAGCGGATCTTGTTTCCGCTGTCGTTCCTATCAAAGACCGGCGAGCGCTCTCGTCTACCGCTGTTGATGACCCGAACGACCCGTGGGAAGTCTACAAGCGCTTGACGATGAAAGAGATTGGCAAGCTCCCTGAAGTCTTCGACGAACAAGACGTTGCCAAGCTATTCAAGTGGCCCCAACCCCGCCACTTGCTCGCTAACACGGGCTGTTGGGTCTGTGACTTTACCAAGCCGTGGCGTCTTCACGTCCACTTCAACATCACAAGTCGCATTGCTTTTCAATGTGCCGATGGTCGCGTAGTGCCAACGGAACAGTATCTCCCTGGAGCCAAGGGAGCTTTCATCAATCAAGTGATGTCAGAGGATTGGCAATTCTCTCGACTCCTCAATCAGCATGGAGCAACCCTCGCTTTCGACCGTACCATTAAGCTCTTCCACATGGGCGAAGCTCCTTACAACAATCAAGACCACGGTTGGGGAACATGGCAAGAGGATGAGTCCCTCAAACGTAAGTTCGACCCCGAAGACGCTGAACCGGACGTGGAAGGTTGGTTGACTATTGACGAGGGGCGGCTCTTGGCCCGTCTTGCCAAGGGCAAACGAGTCTTGGAGATTGGCTCATGGTGCGGCAAGTCCACGATTTGGATTGCCCGTACTGCTCAAGACGTTCAAGCTGTGGATACCTTCGATGGGACGGGGACTCCCAACCCGCGTAACACACTAGAAGAGTTCAAGTTGAACCTCGACCGTTATAAAGTTGGCGACAAGGTTGACATTCACGTTGGTAAGTCGAGTAACGTTCTTCGAGACTGCCCCCGTCTTTTCGATATGGCGTTCATCGACGGAGCGCACGACTCTCAGAGCGTACAGGAAGACACCTGGCTTGCTCTTATGACCCTCAAGCCCGATGGCTTGCTCGTCTTCCATGATTACGAGACAAACATCAAGGAACACCAAGGGGTCAAACAGTACGTTGCTACTCTCCTTCAGGAAGGATTCCGGGAAGTGGAACGAGTCGATTCAATCATTGTTCTCACGCTCGCTTCGCAAACAAATCCGGCTCCCCTTGTGGCCGATGACCTACTCGCTCCTGCCTGCTGTTCAGTCAATTAACCAAGAGGTATAACACATGCCAGCTGCAACGAAAGAGAAAGAGAACATTCATATTCCCGCTGCTTCCCCGCCGCAAAACGCTTTGGAGGATTATCACAAGCAGTGTGAAGACTACCTCACCAAGCGGGGTTGGAAAAAAATTGTGATGAACAATCGCAATCTCTGGTCGGACCCTATGGGGGTGAGTCGGCCAAAGGGTAAGCTCGTCCATGAGGGAACACTACCCGCAGCTGGAGGGGGAACCGAAGTCCTTTCCCAGTGGCATGGCCCTCCTTGCCCGTGGACGTACACGCTCGAACAGGCTTTCTCTCTGCAACGCGGCCGGGATGGAAGCCTTGAAGGGATTCAAGCACAAATCAATCGCAAGAGGGAAGAGATTGCCGACCTGGAGGAAGAGTTCCTCAAGCTCGAATACGCGAAAGAAGCCAAGAAATGAACGTTGTTGACTACGAACTGTCAATCTTTACGACACCATTAGCAGACTATACCTACCAACGGAAGCTCGTTCCGCCCGGCTCGTTCTATTTATACTCTCCGTTGATGGTCTTAGTCCCTCGCCCAGCTTTCAAGGATTCTCTCTGGGAGAAAGTGTTCGACTTGCTCCCCGAAGAGGATTGGTTCCGGGATGGGGGGCAACTATGCTTGATACTTGGAGAGGCGCGGATGAAGCCGGACGGCAGGTATTATCCCGAAGAGAGCTACCCGTTGGAAGAGTGCATACGGTTAACGAAAGAGTTCCGAGCGCCGCAGAAGAAGCACGAACAGAAGGAGCAAGAAAACGCCGAGAAAAGACGACAACGGGACATCTTCCAACAACTACGAGCCGACCAGCAACGCCAGGCAGCGGAGCAACGGCGGGTCGAAATGGAACAGAAGCAACAGCGGAGCCATTTCGACCCGTTGGTGGAAATCAAAGCGATGAAAGAGCGTCTCGAACAACTCGAACTCGAAAAGAAACAAGCCGAAGGAGCTTCTTAATGGTTGGGGCCGTTTGGAATTCTCTTATGGTAGGGATTCTAGCTCTCTCGTCTTGGCTTTTGGTGGGGGAAAATGACCTTTTGGGGACACCCACAACCGCAATCGGGGCGTTAGTAGCTGGCTTTACGGCTATGACAGGGCTTATGGTATGGATTGTCAAGCGCTTGCTCGATACGACCATACCGGGGATGCAAACAGCCTTCCAAACGGTGATGGATAGACAACAGACAGGATTCCAAACGGCTCAAGACCGACAACAGGTTGTCTACCAGACGGCCCAAGATAATTTCTCCAAGCTTAATCAGGCAGCACAAGCAGAATATCGCAAGGATTTGCAGACGATTATTGATAGCTTCGCCAAAGAATGTCAGGCGATGCGAACGTTGTTTGAAACGCGAACGGCTCAAGAACGAGAGTTCTTCGACAAAGAGCTTAACCTCATCATGAGTGAAGTTCGTACTGACCGAGCAGCGGCGATTACCTCGATTAGCACGAACCAAGCGGCTCTGCTCAAGATTCTCGATGCCAAGTTACCGGCGAACATGCCAACCAACTCCCAACAGTCCACAGGAGCCCCCCATGTCTAAAATTGCTGGCGTATTCGGAGCTTTTGTCCTTGGTATTCCTCTTCTTCTTGCTCCTCTAACAACCGGAGGGGTTAAAGAGGCAACTGTTTATGCAGCGGAGCCCCGTCAAGACCCGACTCCACCCGCTCCCGTCCCTCCGCCGCAACCGCCCGTGCGAATCCCCGTGGAGCCGACTCCTCCCCCTCCTCCAACTCCTCTTCCTTCAGCAACAACCCCCCTGAATGGAGAGGAAATCTATGTCATTGATGCCGATGTGCCCTGTATCGTGCTCACTTCCCCCTCGACCACGTTGAAGATGACGACCGATACCGGCCCGATGAAGATTCGCGGCAAGTTTGTCGAGGGAGGGGGCAAGTGTGAGACACGAACTTTTAACGGCAAGTACCTTTACTTGCTCGAAGCGGCGAGCGCTACCTCTTCCGGCACCGTGGACTTGATTATTATTCCTTCGGGAGCCAAGGGGAACGGGGATGTTATTCGTCGAACCCTTGTTGTGAACGGAGGGAGTACCCCTCCAAATCCGCCGAACCCTCCGGCTCCAACGGACCCTCTTACAATCGCCCTTCAAGCGGCGTACACGGCCGATACGGGGGCCGATAAAGCCGCTTCCCTCTCTTTCCTCCAGCTAATCTATGCGGGGCTTGCCACGAAGGCTCCCACGCTTGGTATTAAGATCAATCAAGACCTGTTCAACGCCTTGAAAGCGGCCATTGATACCCCAAGTGTTGGTCTGACGGCAACGCAGCTTGTCGGCGTGCGTAAGCTACTGGCAACGGAGCTTACCAACACCTTCTCTAGTAGTCCTTCGGCTCCCGTCGATGCAACGAAGTTAGTAACCGAACTAACCAAGATCTCACAGGCCCTTGCCAAGGTGAAGTAATGGCGACTCCTCCTCTCGGTTTCATCCGCAAACAGGACCGGACTCCGGTACAACAGACTGCCCATGCGGCAGCAGAAGCCCGGATGGTTCGCTTCGCCCTACCTCCCGAGAACGTAAGCAACGGGACCAAGGTTTGTCTCTATGAGGCATGGAAGCATCCCGACGTGGTAGCAGACGTGGGTTTTGTCTTCCCTCGTTTCCATCAGCTGACGGGCTCTTGTGTCGGTGCAGGGGGCGGACAGGCTCTCTTCACGCTCATTGCCAATCAGCGCTTGCTCGCCGACAATCCCACGGTGGCTTTCCTCCCCTTCTGGCCGTATGATTATGGCAAATGTAGAGCGAATGAAGGAGATAGAGGACAAGGTGAGGGGGCAATGGGTAGCTCCTTCGCCGATACGGTGGTAAAGAACGGCGTTCTCTCGTCAGCGGAACAAGGACTCCCCACGTTTCAGAATAACGATGGGTTGGTCCTTACGAATCAGCTAGAGATGTCGTGGAGCGATGGCAACTCTCGGCTTGTTACTGCTTATGATGCCACGGCCAAGCTCCATCCTGTAGGGGCAGCGGCTCCGATTCAGGATGTGGCGGGTATCAAAGCGGCCATCCTCAACGGCTATCCCTGTACCTTTGCCTGTGATAACTATATCGGCCATGCTTCCCTTCAGGGAAGTGGTGCGGATGCGGCAGTAGTAGGTTACTGGGACGGTAGCGGTGGACATCAACAGTCTGTACATGCCTATTGGCAGAACCCGACCCTTGGCCCGCTCTACTGGGTACAAAACAACTGGCCGGGTAACACCTACCCGAGTGATCCAGCGGGTGGTCCTGTCTGTGGTTGTTGGGTAACAGAAGCCAAAGTAACCGCCGCTTTCCGCCTTGATGCGGAAGTTTATGCGTTATCTCATTTATCTTGGTTTCCCGCTCAACCCAAAGTCCTAGACTGGTACGTCTGAGATGGATAGTATAACACCTAGCGTTTCAACGAACGTTCCTCCCCGGTCAATGAGCCCGGAAGAGATTCGAGCTTACTTGCTCAAGCGCTCCGACGAAATGTTATCCGGTAAGTACCAATCTTCTGAAGGGCAAACGGATCAAGGGAAACAAATTCTCATGGCGGAAAAAGCCTTCTGGCAATTCGCCGACCAACAAACACTCGCTAAGTTTATGGACTATTTGAAGCTCGCCTATCCCAAGTAAGGAGTTTTGCAATGAACGAACAGCATCTCGTGAAGTGTGGCGTTCCTCAAGATGTGGTGGACGCGGCCAAGCAAGTCGGTATGGACATGGAGACGTTGGGTAAGCTCGTTGTTGCTCACACCGTTTCCGCCGTCAACGACTTCCTCTCGTGGGCGAAGTCCAAGCTGCCGCATTCCACCAAGCCGTAAGGTTCTTTCAAACCCTAAAGGAGTTTTTCCATGCCATTTCAAGTCTCACAGGACCAGCATTCACAGGTGAAGAAGGTTGCAGAAGCAACGGGTATCGGTCTACCGACGCTTCTTCAGCTGTTGCAAGAGTTCGGGCCGGTCTTCTTGACCATCCTGCAACGGATGTTTCCGAACCTGTTCCCGACACCAACGCCCCCGGTCGCCTAGTTTCCTCCCCGTCCCTTACCGAAAGGTTGGCCATGCGTAAGCTCCTCTTCTTCGCTCTCGCCCTCTGGCTCTTCGGGGCCTTTCTCCTTCGAGCCAAAGCTACCGATCCTTCGGTAAGGGCTCGGGTCGCTTTAGCCCTTGCGAGCGTCCCTATGGCTCCTACAGACCCGTTCTCCCCCAACAACGGCCCCAAGGTCGCTTGCAACTGTACGGGGCCACAGGACTGTATTTGCTCGCCAGGAACCTGTACTTGTTCGGCCTGTACGGCTGTTCCTCCTCTCACTTACCGCCAGGGATGGAAGGAAGCGATGCAGACGGGTAAGCCTCTTGCCGTCTTCGTCAACACGTCGGTTATTCCGCTCGAAGGCTTCATCACTTGTGCAACTGACAATCTCCCCGACCATCCCGAGCCCGGAGTGGTTCTCGGTTGTCGAGCCGAAGGAGTCGAGGGGCTCGAACAGATTGCGAGCTTCTATGGCCCGATTACCGAAAGTCGAGCGCTCGCCGCTGTGAAGGAGTGGCGGAGTCGAAAGATAAAGACGACCCCTTTTGCTTCCATCCCCCAACCTTTAACCTTCCGTCCGGCTTTTGCCCCGGCTCCGGTTTTTAGTGGTGGGATGCGGCGGGGCGGTGGCGGGTGTTGAGGGTAACTGCTACTTCCTAGTTTGGGAAGACGACCCTCCGCCTAAAAAACGGAGGGTTTACTTTACCCTCTTGCAGGTACAAGCCCATGCTTACCGACATAGTGCAAGTACAAGCCATTGTGGGGATGAGTAACCAAGCAGCGGCTCCCGTCGCCTGGCTCAATACCCTCATCGGCGCTGCCTCTCAAGCGATTAAAACCTATCTCAAGCGAGATATTGAACTAACCTCTTACATCGAATACCACAACGGGAACACACAACGGGACATCATTTGCCGGCAATTCCCGGTCCTTGCGGCACAAACGCAGATTGCAGCCGGCTCGGATGGACTGGCTCTCCCCCAAGCGACTATCAACGTCAACTCGACAGCCGGCTTTTGTGGAGGGACTTTTGGCAATCCCAACGCTCAACCTCCCACCATCAGCATTCAGACAGGAATCAACACTTATACAACGGTAACTTACACCAGTACGACCCCAACAAGCTTCCTAGGTTGCAGCGGCGGTAGCGGTACAATGTCGATGCAACCAAATCTCAACGCGGTCTTCACTCCCGTTGTCTGGTATGACCCGCAAGCTCAATCGGGACAAGCTCCAAATGCTTTCGCTACGGGAACCCAACTGGTAATGGGAACCCAGTACATGGTGGTAGTGGACAAGGGACCGAATGTCTCCCACCGGGGCCTAATCCGCCGCATTGGCGGACAAGGAGCCGCTTTCGTCGGCTTCTACTCACAAGACCTATTCTCCGGTAAGCTCTCGGCTCATCGGCTCCCCAGCTGGACACGCGGAGACGGCAATATCAAAGTGGCGTATAGCGCGGGCTACAACCCCGTTCCTTTCGATATTCAATACGCCTGTTCGATGCTGGTAGCTTACATGGTTCGCAACATGCCTTCTGGCGGACCCCTCGAAAGCGAAACGCTCGGGGCTTATAGCTACCACATTCTCAATCTCAATCAGACTGACGTACCCGAGCTTGGTTCCATCGCTCGAACCCTGGCTCCCTATCGAGAATCCTCGTGGGGGACACCGTGAGTTCTCCGTTTTACCCGTTTCACGAAGAAAAAGAGATTGAGTCTCCTCTCGCTTACTTGCTGGAGCAACACCAGTCAGTACGCGAGTCTCTACAGGGAACAGACCCCGAATACGCGGCTCTGTGGGAAAAACAGATACATGAGTCCGCAAACAATCTTATCGAAGAAGCTCGACCGGAACCGGGGGATAAGTGGTACTCCTATACGCATATCGTTCACGCACTCAACGCCATCGGTGGCATCTACCTGATGCGGAACGGGGAAAGGGTCTTTTGGCGTACTATGTGGGTATCCTAAGATGATGATATTTAATTGCGGTAAAGGCTTCGCCATCGGTCGAACTCATCGAGAGACCATTACCTCTCCCCTCACTTGGGAGTTCTGGAATAAGGGGGGAGCCTGGCTCTCAACCGGGAAGGTCTTCAAGACCCGCGAGAAAGCCGAGAAGCGCTTGGCCAAGCTGAAGGAGGAAGCAAGCCATGTCACTCTACACGATGATGGAATCAACCTGCCTGATTCAACGCCCCCAGATAGGCCGGGATAGCTCGGAGGGGGTGACTCAAACCTTTGTCACCATCATTAGCAACTTACCCTGTTCTGTCCAACAAGCGGGGCTCAACGTCATTCAGCTATACGCTCAGCGCAACTCGGTTGTGAATACCACCATCTACTTTCCACAAGACCCCGGAGCCCAAGTTAACGACTTGTTGCTTGCCACAGACCGCACAGGGAGCACACTCTATTACCTCATCAAAGGACAGGCGCAGGCCGTAGGGAGGGGTCGCGTTTGGCAGATTGAGGCAGAATGGATACCCGAACCCAGTTAAGGAGCCGAGCAATGAAGTATCCACAATATGAAGTGTGGGGGAGAGAAAAAGAGAGCACGGAGATTGTTTTGCTCTACATCTTTGCTTCGAGAGAAAGTGCCGAGATGGCTGTTGAGCTTGCAGAAAGAACAGGGACAACGGACCTATCTATCAAAGTCGTTCACAACGGTACTCCCAAAGTCTAAACCCGAGATGTAATGACCTACATTCCTCCCCGCCCTTGGTGGAAGTTCTGGCCGGTTATCTGCTGGAAACACTGGAGGTTTGTCCCTCGCTTCAGTTGTTGTCCGCAATGCCTCTTGCAACCTAGGATGGGGGCAGGAGAGGCACCATGCCAAAGAAAACCGCCGCAGAAATCGCGGCCAAAATAGCCGAACAGGTGAAACGAGCGGCCGGAAAGGGGCTCAACGCTGCTCGAATTTTCCTTACGTCTCGTATTAAAGAAGAGCTAAGCGTCCCGGCTCCACGAGAGAAGGTAGTCGGACATGCCGGGGAAATCTACTACCGGGCAACCACTCCGGCCATCAAAGGGGCTCCGCCGCGTAAGCTCAGTGGCCGCTTGCGAACGTCGATTACAAGCAAGATGCAAAGTGAAACCCTTGCCATAATTGGAGCTTCCGCGCTAGGGATGCCAAGTAAGAAGTACCCACGAGGTTTTCCCTACCCGCTCTACCATGAGGAACCGGGACATGGGAAAGGGAGTGGCAAGCATCCGTTCATGATGTCAACGTACCACAAATATCGGAACGAAGTGCTCCGAATTCTCGGTGTGGAAGTGAAGTCCGCTGTAACCAAGGGGGTTTAATGCCGGCTCCAGTCATAACCGGGTTTGTCAATTTCCTCACATCCCAAATACCGAACATTACGGTTTGGGATGGTGAGATTCCCCGTTATGACACGAGCGGTAATCCGTTGAATCCCGAAGCGGTAACAATCCCGCCGATTTGGCCTGCTATAAAGTTAATCATGGTTGAACCGGGCTTTCAGCGGACATGGACGACGGAAGACCCTTACGACGATAGAGGGGAGATTTTGATTCAGGTCTACGCCACGAGTCGAGCGAGTTTGGACCCAGTGATGAATCAGATTGAAGCTCTTCTCGCCCAAGCGAGTAACTGGTCTCTCATCAATCTTGGCGGACCCCTCGTCAATCCTTTCTATGTGATTCAAGCTCTTTTGATTCGCTGGTGGAGCGGACAGGAGGAAGGGGTTCGGACGGGCAAGAGTCAGCTGTTGTATCGGGGCGAGCTACACTACGATGTCATGATTCACGGTGTTATCTCCACCGCTTGAGGGGGCAACAATGGCCAAGAAAATTGAAATCGGCGATGAAGTGAAATACGTTCCGCATATCCACCATGCGCTCGAACAGGACGGGAGCCGCAACTTTGCGTGGGTACTCGGTCTCAAGAAGCTCCGCTCAACCGTAGGAGCCAGCGGCCGACACGAGTATGAGGAACAGGTAGAGGAGATGGACAGCAAGACCTGTAAGGAGTTCTTCGAGCTATTGGGACGACACCCCAACCCCCAAGAAGAGAGAAAACGACTGGTTCTCCTCCGCCCCTACAAGCCGTGGCGAGCGGTTGTCCGGGGGATTAACCCCGATGGCACCTACAACCTGGACATCGACGCGGCCAAGGGCGGTGTCACGCTCAACTACGATAGCATCCCCTACGATGCCTCCAAAAAGAAACCCCATACCTTCCACGTCTAAGCCAGTCTAACCCCGGAGTAACAAACAATGACTGGCATCTCGACCCTTACCGGACGAATGGTTACGACCTTCGGATGGAGCGCTTCCAATTCGCTCACGGGGATTGTCTATTCGCCGACGAATAACGCCTCCACGATTACCAAGACACAACTACTCGGGAACAACGTTGGGAACACTGTTACCGGCGGTTGCGATGAAGTTTTCTCCTTCCAACAGGGAATTGTTGCGGGCGGGTCTTTCACGCTCAACCTCAACAACATGACGAACCTCCTGCAAACGGCAGGAGTGGCTCTTGCTCGCATCAAGGGTTGGCAAATTCGTCTCCTTTCGGGGACCGACGATTCCACCTTGAGCCCGGTTCCCACGGCAACCTCGACCGTTACCGTTACCAACATCGGCCCGGCTGTTCCCTCCACTCTCGACTTTGGTAATGGAGGCTCTGGCGGTACGGTTGCTTTGACAACCGGTGGTGGGGCAGTTACCGCAGTTGCCGTAGGGGCCGGCGGCTCGGGCTATCCGCTCTCGACTTTCTTCCTGGCTTCTCCCCAGCAAGCCGGCGGTAGCGGCAACGTCTTCCTTTGTACCACGAACGGTAGCGGAGTTATTACCGCGACAACGTTTATTGCCGGAACAGGTGGAGCGGGATACACGAATGCAACCGTTCCGCTCATCCCCGTAGGACAGTACAACATCTATACGGGTGGGGCTCATATGTACCTCGACCCGAACGCTAATGGCTTTTCTCTCTGTTCGGCAACGAATCAAAATGTCAAAATTCTCAACATGGATGCGGCAAACGCGGTAACAGTGGAAATCGACGTGTTCGCGGCAACCAGCTGATAAGCTACTTGGAGAGTCTCAAATGCAACTCATCGGGACTGGTAAGCAGCGCTCAGCGAAAACGAGCCGCGTTATCGTTGCCAATACCCCGCTTACCTTTGCTTCGTGGGAAGTAACGCTTAGCGGGGAAGACCTACCGACCGTCAACTTCGAGTCGTGGAACCAAGCTCTACAACAGAGCTTCGATGAAGGCATCATGGGAGTACTCGGAGCCGAAATCAAATTTGGTGGGGATTGGGACGCGGGAACAGACCCCTTCGGCTCTCCTCCCGGCTTGTTCCCGCGTGATGACCTAGGCCCCGTCCAGTTCTATACGAGCCGACTCGATAATATCCTGTGGGCCTTCACCTATATCCGCCTCCGTTCCTCGACCAACGGCGGTGAAGTACATGGGAAAGTAACCTTTACTTGCTCGGGCAAGAATCAAGGCCCCTTCCAATACCCCACAGGGAGCGTATGAGATTCCTTCTCTGGGAAACCTACTGCCGGCGGGACAGCTGGCGGATACATACCCGCGAACGAGCCGACAAGGATCATGCCCATAAGAAACGAGTACGGAAGCAAAAGCAGCATCTCCGCTCGATTAAGACCCCAGCGGAACTAAGACGAATCGTTCTAGGAGCAAGACATCTATGCGTCTCTACAAACAACAAGGGTTGCGTCTCCAAGTCCTTGACCAAGACACGAACAAAATCATCCCGAAAGTGATTTGGGTTGATGTCGAGCAAGGCATCTTGGAAGCGTACCAACTCTCGCCCTTGGGACGGATCAAGTCCGACCTGAACGGGAACCTTCTCACTTACCAAGCTCGCGGCCGGTTCAAGCTCATCCCGATTGAAGAGACGGTACGTCCGCAAGTGGTTGTCGGAGCCCCCTT